GGATGATGGTTTAATTGATGCTAGAGGAGATAAATATATCAAACTGTGATATATATTATAAATATTTACATAATCTTTATATAGCCACTCAACATACTAATAACCATGCAGTTAAGGACTCCTATGTTCGGCAATACTCCTACTGATGGGGGAGAGTTTGTCATTCTTAAGGAAAATAATGAATGTGTTATTGCTGGCTACGCATCTGTTGATGTAGTGGATAAGCAAAATGACAAGATTACTCTTAACGCAATTAGAGAAGCGGCTGATGGATTTATGAAGAATGACCGCTTTAGAAATGTAATGATTACCCATTCCAATGTTCAAGTTGGAGAGGTATTAGATACATATAAGGATTCCAAAGGAAAAGTCCTTAAAACAGGCGTAGATGATACAGGTTTTTTTGTAGTGATAAAGTTAAGAAATGATATAGAAAAGGCAAAGGAGGTTTCACGAGATATTCGTCGTGGAAAACTTCGTTCCTTTTCAATTGGAGGACAAGCAATTAACAAGGCAAATAAGTATGACCCCGATATTGGGAGTTATAAAGAAATTGATAAGTTAGAATTGCATGAAATCACAATTTGTGAAGAAGGGATTAATCCCGAAGCCAAGTTTAATATAATTAAGGAGGACAAAAAAATGAGTGAAATAGAAAAGGCATTAGCCGAATTTAACGAAGTAATGGCTGAACTGAAAACATCAGTTTTGTTGAAGGATGACGACGACGATACAGATAAGATGGAAGAAGCCCCACAAGACGAAGAGATGAAATCCCTTCGTGGTGGAACAGAAGACGAAATGGAAATGGAAGATTACCAAGATGCTGAAGAGGACTTGGAAATGGAAAACCTAGAATACATGGAGCAAAAGGGTGTAGAAACTCTAGACCTTTCTCCTAGTAATCTAGAAAAGGCATACGAGAGTTTCCGAGCAGAAAAGCAAGAAGAGAGAGCATACGATTTAGTTAAGTCTCAATTTGAATCTCGCTACGCAAAGGAATTAGAAATTGAAAAGCATGAAATTGCTAAGTCAAATTTTGATGCACAAGATGAACTTTCCCAACTCCGTGAAGAATTAACTTCACTAAAGAAGAGTATGGAAAATAACGATATCGCTAAGGCACAATCTGTTGAGGAAACTACTCAACGACTTAGTGAAAACTTTTCCCGAATTGGTGAAATGAACTGGGATGAAGTCCACAGTCTTTTCTCAAATCATGAGGGGGGTATTTAAGATGACAGGATATTTTAAGACAATTGGAGATTTGGAGCGAGCAACCTATGGATTAGGTGGCGATAACTTACTAAAAGCAACCGGCGCAACTACTGGTATTCATGCAGGACACGCTTTAGCAACTCCCGGTGGAGATACATCTCTTCATAATTTAGTTTATGGACAGAAAGTTTGGTCTATGATTAACCGTGAAATTAATGCTTTGTCTATTCTTCCTAAGAAACCTTGGAAGTCTAGTGGATGGAGAATTATGTCGGAGAGAGCCATTGGTGGAGCCGCAGATACTTTCACAGTAAGTGACCTTGACGATTTGGGTGGTACTGCTGAGAATGCAGCACTTTCAGGTATTACAAATGTTAAGCCTGTTTATAAAAACCTTCATGTTTCCCCTAAGACTGTTGCACACACTTTTGAAATTTCAGAAGTTGCTCAATTGATGGGTGGACTTGATGATGGTATCGGTGACTTGATTGCTAACTACCGAGAAGAAGTAGGTATTTCCCACGCTGAATCTATGAACAAAATGATTTTGCAGGACTTAACCAATGTTGCTGGAACGGGTATTGATGCTCACGCTACAAAGGCTGATAACTCACTTATGACTCTTTATAAGATTATTGCAACCTTCGCTGAAACTGATGCTTTGGGTACTTTAACCTCAAAGAATGATTTGTTCGGACAAGTCCGACATACTTCTAACACACCATACCTTGAATCCTATGTTGATTCAAACAGTGGTACTGAAAGAAATCTTACTGTTAATCTTTTGAACACTGCACTTCGTAACCTAATGGCTCGTGGTGGACAACCAAAGGTTATTCTAACAGGATACGATACTATTCAAACTTTGGGAGAATTGCTTCAAGCACAAGAACGCTTTATGGGAAGAACAGAAATTACTCCTTCCCACAATGGTATTAAGGGTGTTGAAGGAAGAGAAATGGGATTCCGTGTTGCTACTTATCACGATATCCCTATTATCCCTGTTAAGGATATGCCTAACGGAGGAGCAGGAATTTCGGATATGCTAATTCTAGATACTGATAACTTGTTCCTTTGCACATTGAAGCCTACTGAATACTTTGAAGGTGGAATTAATGCTGATGTTTTCGGACATGGGAAACTCGGACACCGAGGACTTTACCGTACTGTTGCTGAAACTGTTTGTACTTACTTCCGTGGTCAAGGTAAAATCCTAGACCTACAATGAGGTGTTATAAATGGGATTAAATGCAATTACATTTATAGCAGACCATCTAGGTTCTACTGCACCAAAGGTTCAAGGACATTATTACTATGTTGATTGTATTCTTAATGTAACTCTAGGTGCTACTGCGTCTATAACAACAACAGTAGATTATACTGCGGCTACTAATACGATTCTTCGTAAATCTGGAACTGCTCTTAACGCATCTACGGTTTATTCAGTAGGAAGTACCATTACACTAGGTTCTTCCGCTACTGGTGGAAATGACGGTGAAGTTACTATTGTTAGTATTGACGGTGCAGACACTATGGTTGTTTCCGATATTGGAGCAGATGCTACTAATGATGAAATTACTATTGTTGGGAATAACTTTTCCCTACTTGCATCGGATTTGGGACTTTCCCGACTTACCCACATTGAAATTATGGGACAGGAAAATAACTTGGTTCAACTAAATACTAAGTTACTCGCCACGGGTGCTTTGTTTCAAGAAACTGCCGCACTTTCCGCTAATGGAGAATATTTGGTTCTTGAGCCATCTACTCTTTCAACGGGTGCTGTTGTGAACGGTGACATTGGTACATTTAGAATTAGAGCATACGGTCTACTTTGAGGTGATTTTGTGAGAGTTAAAAATATCACAGGTGGTACTAAGGTAGTATTTGGAAGAGCATACTTAGGTAATTATGAGTATGAAGTTTCCGAAGAAATGC